GCCTTCGCCTGCGTTGCCATCAAGCGGAGCGTTGGACTTGTTGATCGTCTGCTGCGACTTTGCACCACGTGCTGGGGCAGCTTCGATCTGCTCGATGCGCTGTGCGTGGAGCGTGAGAACTTCACCAAGAGTTGCGAGGCTCTTTGCGAGGTTGTTCTGGCTCTCAGCGTCATCTGCTGCGGACTTCGACACTGCCGTTACTACACGGTCAGTGATACGAGATTCCATCGCCTGTAGCGACTTGTGCATTACCTGGACGAAACCAGATAGGAACTCAGACACTTCGAAGCCAGGCTTCGTTGCTGCGTTTTCCTGCACGTTGTCAAGAAGGGACTTGTTGACGTCGCTCTTCTCAAGGGCCGATGGCTTTACCATGTCCTTGATCTGCTTTGCGTCTTCCTTCGCGTCAGCATGGGACTTGCCCATGTCGTCCTTCTTGTCATCCTTCTTGTCGTCGTCCTTCTCCTTGAGGAAGTTCAAGCCGCCCTTGGACACGAAGTCAACTTCGCGTGCCGAGAGTGCGTCACCCTTGGAGATCTTGCCCATGATGCTTGCAGCAATCGCCTTAGCCATTGCCTTTGCGGAGGTCAAGTCGGTGCCGTTGGCCGAAATGGAATCCTCCCAGCCTTCACCGCGCCACGAGGAACCTGCCCAACCACCTGGGTCAGAGTTCGCTGCCGTGTGGAAAAGCTGAGTTGGTCCGCTCACACCAGTCATCGCTGGAACTGCCGTAGTAGCAGTACCCGTCGAGCCGTGGCCCTTTGCGAGATCCTGGAGGGCAGCCATTGCCTTCTGGAGATCAGTAGAATCAATCTTCTTGTCGCTCATTGTTCACTCCTGTCCAAACATGCCAAACGCCACGGAGACGATTGACTTTACTGCGGCCTCGTCAGTAAGGCCGGTTTGACTCTTCACAACCGCACATGCTTCGTCGTACGTTAGTGACTTCGCAACAGTCACATTCTTTTCGTTACCCTCAAGGCTCACTGGTACTAGAGGTGAACTTGCTGCGCTGATAGCCTTTTCAGCAGGTTCCTTGTTCTCAGCTTCCTTTTCCTTCGCCAAATCCCACTTCTGAGCATTTAGCGACTTTGCGATTTCTGCCCACGTAGCAGTGTTCACTGGCTGCGTGGTGATTGCGATGTCTTGAATCCAGCACTTTTCAATGGTGTTTCCGTTACGACGGACAACCTTGCCCTGGATTGAAAATCCGACCTTACGGTCCGACTGAGACGCTTCGAGTGAGTTCATCAACTCCCAATACTCATCAGCTCTCTGCTTGTCCTTGAACAAGAACCCCTTTACCCAGAGCCCATTCTTGGTGAGCTTAGCCTCAGTTGGCTGTCCGATCTTTGCGTCCGGACCTGGCTTGTGGTCGTCGTTGAAGTATCCATCCTTCAAGAAGTGAGAGAAGTCAATGCCCGCTTGGGAAATGATCTCACCTTGTAGATCGCGGCCGTCAGTCGAAGCAATGCCCTGAATCCAGCGCTTGCCTGACTTATCAGCACCCTTCTCGCCGCCCTTTACGACGACCATCTTAGCGGGTACAAAGCAGTGGAACGTATCGTTGTCGGTCCAACCAGTCTTCATGCGAGTCCTTGAAAAGCAGTAAAAGGAGGACAAGCCTGGCCGGCTCATCACTCCCTTTATGGAGAATCTCAGTTGTGGTATTAGCTTAGCTGCGCTCTGCTAATGTGTCAAGCCTTTTTCATCTCTCTGATGTACAAAGGCATATTTCGCTTCGGCGAAGACATAGACTTTAGCATGTCTTCATCTACACGCAAGGGAATCTTGACTTCTGAGTTGCAACTCTTGCAAACAGCATAAGCACCATCGTCACGAAACACTACGACCTTAACGCCGCGCACTTTCGTGTCGGCATCCAACGACTTGAGGATGACTTCTCCACATCGACACGAAATCAGATGATTCATCTAGTTACCACCACGCGGATTGCGTCACCCTCAAATGTGATGCTCTTGTTTAGCCCCTCCGCATAGTCTGCTGGAACGTCCTCAAAGCCCGGTGTTGGGTCACCTTCAATCGCGATGTCGCTCTTTGTCAACTTCTCTGGGACAGCCGCGACTTCGGACAACAAAGATGCATTGACACCGAACGTCTTGACCACGAAACCAAGCAACGCTGCGGGAGGTACGTTGCCTTGTGGTGTCAGGTCGAAGCTCTTGTAAACACGGTCGAAAACCTTCACTTCCGTAGATTGACCGTTGCGACCATAGAAGTCAATAGTCGTTGGAGTAATAACTCCATAGACTGTCTCTGCTTGGGTCGATTCTAGAGGAACCACGGACCCGGGAGCTGGACAGCGCGACTTGACCAAGTAGAACACGTTCTCGTCAAACGAATCACCACGGTACTTGCGCGCTTCAAGACGAATCGAGTCCGGCACGGTTGGTCGGAATCTAACCACGTTTTGACTCTTCTGGATAGACGCGGCATCCATAGCCTCCGTAGCTTCTGGATTGAATGCAGAGAAGAACGAGTCCTTCACCAAGTCCCAACGGTATACGTGCTGGTTGTGATCACCATACACCAAGCCTTCACTTGGCACACACGTGTATGATCCTGTTGGCGACTTTGCCTTGACAGATTCTGCTGCCTTGGACTTATCCTTGGCTGCTTTGTCTTTCGCCTTCTTCGATGTTGCATGAGCTTCACCGGCTGCCACATCGCCTTCATCACCAATGTCGGCTACGCCAGAGCGTGCCCACAATGCTGGGTTCGCAGGATTGCCAATGCGAGCAAACGTTTCTGCTGCTTCCTCAGGTGTTGTGTTTGGATCAATGACCTGGAAGTGATATGGCGCCACGTGGAAGCTAGGATTGCCATAACCCAACATGAAATGCAAGTTGCCTTCTACCGAGCCGAGCAAGTGCTTGACTGGTTCACCTCCGTGCGAAGGGTGGCAACACGTGAATGAAATAGCGCTTACGCCCTTGCCAGCAAGCTGCTCTGCAATAGGCTGCAACTTAGCCCACTGGTCGAGACCCTTGGCCTTGCGTGCCTTCAACAGAGGTTCCCAAGCATCGAAGATGCTGAATACATCAGAGTTCATTCTGGTACCTCATCGTCCGGCGTAGCCTTTGGTTGGTCCGCCTTATCATCTGGGTGACCAGGCTGTTGTCCCGACTGACCGGGCATCTGCTGCTCTTCCTCTGGGCGTTCCTGCACTTGCTGCTGTTCTGCGGCCTGCGCACCAACTACGTCCGCAATCTGCTGTTCTTCTGCTGGCGAAGTGTCATGCATAGGCTCAAAATGCAACCACTCGGAGAACTCTTTTTCGTCTTCACGCAAGCTGGTCAAGTCGGAGCGAATGATAGCCACACCGAAGTCATCTGACACGAGGTGCTGTAGGCCCTTCATAACACCAACTTCGTAGTTACGCATCAAGGCTACACGAACCTTGTAGTCCACCAAATAGTGAACGTCGTCTCTCGTTCCGAGAGTACGTGCAAGCTCATCGAATGCAGTAGCCTCCACGTCTTCCATCGGGATCTGCTGGAAAGACAAGCGGTTCATGATACGAGAGAACAAGTGAGAAGCGTTCCAACTGAGCAAGAACTTCGGGCTGCAACGCACGGAAGCAAACACAGAGTACAGATAGTTCAAGCCTACTGGCTGCTTACCATGAACTGTGTCCATCTGGAACAGGGGCTCCACTGGCGCACGCTGTGCCACCAAGCTGGTCATGAAGTCGTAGAAGGCTAGGTCACACACGAACTTACGACCCAAGATCATCACTACTTGATCGATGAACTGCACATCGCCAACGGTTGCATTGACCAGCTCCTCTACTTCAAAGAAGCCTTGCTCAACGAGCATGATGATCGCGCCGGTAACCTTGTCCTTAACATGTTGCCCAGCAAACAGTTCTGTAGCGTACTTGCGAAGCTTCGCAAGGTTCGAATCCACAACACGAAGTTGAAACTGGACATAGAGGTCCAAGTTTTCCTTCACGTCAGCGTCTAGGTAAATATACGCCGGACGCTCGCCACCAGACACTACTTCGAACCAAAGGTTTCGTGGGTCGTTCTGGTTGTAGGCTGGGTTGCGCATAGGCGTAGTGCCCTGAGGTACAGCCATCGAGAGCTTGTATCCTTCTGGTGAGAAGAACTCGGTATTCTTCTCAGGCACAGGTTGCTCTGGGTCCATCAACGGCAGTCCTACAAGCGGGTCATAGTCCGGATTGTCCACAGGCGCATTTGTGTAGCGATAGTAGTTGCCAAGGCCATCACGATACCAGTATTGGTACATAGAGCCATACTCACCAGACTTGAAAATGTACTGGTGTGCTGCGTCAGTTGAGGGCATTCCGAATGCCTTCTTTATCTCAGCAAAGCTCATCGTTCACCTTGTATACGTCTATCCCGAAGTGGTCGGGATTCTTAACCAAAACGCCAACGTCAGTCAGTTTCCTCAATGTATCAGGTCTGACCAGCTTGAGCAACTGTAGCTTCGTTACCGGCCCCAGGTTGCGGAGGTACTGCACCAACATCAGGTCCACCGGAAGGAGGACTGGTGGCGGACTGTCCGGTCTGTGGCTCTTCGCCAGCAACTTCTCGATCTTCTCCTTGTCCTTGATCGGATCCAAGTTGTTGAGTTGCATCTTGCGTGTCATATGACTCCAAGTAGTCCTTCAAGTAGCCCTTGATTTCCAAGCGATGACGACGCGCATCAATATCCGTTGGATAGCCTGGCCAGATTTCGCCCATGATGTCCTTGAGAATCTCAGGGTCCATAATAGGCAACAACGCCATGAGCTTTTCAATGCCCTCTGGCGTCTCAAGGTCAAAGTCATACATGGACTTGCGAACCAACTCGCGCGTGGTCGTAATACGACCAACCGAGAGATTTAGCATCTTCTCGGCTGCGTCATTGTCGAACGAGTCTTCCAAGCCTTCCAGTACGATCATACTTCTTGACCCTTTTCATCCACGATTACCTTGCGGCAGAACATGTATCCGTTGGAGAAACGGTATGGTAGCACGTTTAGGAAGTCTTCTCCATCAGAGAAGCGCATACCATTGATTTCTTCCTTGCGTAGACGGGACAAGAAAGACTCTTTGTTCGAGCGAATGTGCTTGCCATCCCACCACACCAACGCGAGAGTGGATTCATCCTGGCCAGACACGATCTTGATTGCGTCGAAGTGCTTGTCCATAACTCCAGTATTACCTCACTTGTCGAGCTTGTCAATCGGAAACTTGGCAGCCGGATCAATCCAAAGACTCTTCGTTACGGCCTTCTTCGCAGGCTTTACCGTCTTCACATCCTCTACTGGCGCAGAAGGTGCAAGTTCTGTCTTGCTAGTACCGAGCGAGGGCATACTTGGTGCAGTACGTAGTGGCTTTGGGGCTTCTGGCTGTTTCTTGTTGTAGCGACTCTCGAAGCTCTCACACTTCACACCCTTGTACGTAGGAATACTGTCCCAATGGCTCTGGTGATCCTCAGACCCGTGGTAGTCCTTGTCATGGATGCGACCAGGCTCGTGAAGCGGCATTTCCTTTGCCATACGCTCAAAGTCAGCATGTTCTGGTGAATCCTTCTTTGCCAAGCCCTTGTTGATGTAGTCCTTTGCAAATGAAGAGAACAACTGGTCAGGTAGTTGACCTTCGTCCTTCACCTTGTTGTAGTTGTCCAGGCGGTCCATGATACTGTCTGCACCTGGTTCACCAAAGCTTGCACCAGGACGAGGCATTGGGTTCTTGCCTGCGCCTTGAAGAATGTAGCGCGTAGTCTCTGGTGGAATGTACCCGTGGGTTTCCTGCAAGTGTGATACATACTTCTGTCGAAGATGCGTCTGCATAACCTGCCAAGGCTGCAATCCAGATCCTTCCATTGCACGCTCTGTTGCACCCAAGCTGTTGGACTTGAATCGCGTCATGAGGTGGTCTGGCACAGTCAACGGCTTACCAGCAGCTTCCATACCGTAATGGATGCCGTTCTTGTGTCCCTGCATACCAGACGCGAAAGACAAGCCGTGGTCAATACCAACAACATCAGAGTGGTCTTTGTTGACCACCAAGTTGCCCATGTGGCGGTCGTTGTTGTTCATCACCATGTCCATGACCGCAAGTTCACTCATCTTGTTGTCGAACTTTTCCTTGTCTGGTGCAGCAGTGCGAAGTGCTTCATACGCGTTGTTCGTCTTCTGTTCGAACGTGAAC